TACAGCGTGATTCAATTCTTTACAGTATTGCCAGTTTGTCAGTAGAGACAGGAATTGCGCCCAAAGAGTTTGTTGATATGGATACGGATATGTATAGAGCAATCATACAAGTCCTAACCGATAGAGCTAAGGAGATCAAAAATGCCAGTAGAGGTCGTAGGCGTTAAAGATGTCCTAAAAGGCTTAGAGTTTATTGATGAAGATATGCGCCAACGCATTAGAATTGCTATTGATCCCCTAATGCGTGGCGTAGCAGAAAAAGCCAAAGGCTTTGTACCAAACAACACAGAAGTGCTATCTGGTTGGGCTAAAGCATCAGGCACCCCAGGCAACTTTCCAAAGTATGATGCTAATGTTGCCAAAGCTGGTATTGGCTATAACCCAGGAGAAAACAAAACATTTAGAAATGGTTTTAAGGTAAGCAATTATGTTTACAATGCCAGTCGCCCTGGCGCAATATATGAGGTAGCAGGTCGCCTTAACCCAGAAGGCCGAGCACCATTTCAGATGACACCATCCAAAGGCGCAAGCGGTACATATACATTAAAATCTAGGCGCAGTAAAGCATTTAGAGAATATAATTCAAATAACCCATTTGCTAGCCAACAGTTTATAGCTGCATTAGAACCAGTAACAGCACAGCCAAAAATTAAGGATATTAGAGGTGGTGGTCGCAAGACTAAAGGCCGTTTGATTTACAAAGCCTGGGCGCAGGATAGTCCTAAAGTTTATGATGCAATTATTAAAGCAATTAACGCTACTGCTATACATTTTAACAAAGCCACCGAGATTAAGAAGGCAGCATAATGGCCAATGTAGTTGTCTCCGCTATTGCAACCTTTAATGGTAAAGCACTTAAAAAAGGTCAAAAAGAGTTATCAGCCTTTGACAAACAAGCACAAAAACTAGGCAAAACATTTAATCGAGTATTTGCCGCCACAGCAATTACATCGTTTAGCAGAAGAGCAATTAACGCATTTGCAGCGGATGAAAAAGCGGCTAAATCCCTTGCGGTACAGCTAGAAAACACAGGCAACGCATTTAGAGTATCCGAGGTTGAGGATTATATTGCTAGCCTACAAAACCTATATGGCATATTAGATGATCAATTACGCCCAGCATTCCAGACTTTATTAAATGCGACTGGATCAGTAACCCTAAGCCAGCAAGCATTACAAACTGCAATAAACGTTAGTGCTGGCACAGGCAAAGATTTAGCAAGCGTTGTAGCTGCTATTGCCAAAGGTGCTACAGGTACAACTACATCATTACAAAGATTAGGCACAGGATTAGATAAGGCCACAATAGCCAGCGGTGATATGAACAAAATTATGGCTGCACTTGACAAGAAGTTTGCAGGTCAGGCACAAGCTAGATTAAGCACTTACGCTGGCAAGATCGATTTACTAAAAGTATCCGCTGCTAATGCCACAGAGATTATTGGTAAAGGCTTAGTAGATGCTTTAACTGCTATTGGTAAAGATAACTCAATCGATCAAGCAACTAATTCTATGAATGGCTTTGCCAATGCTATTGCCAACACTGCTAAAGGTATGGGCGAGTTAATAGGTCAAGTTAAGCAAATAATAGACAGCGATGTAGGCAAGTTCTTGTTAGCCATTACTGCCTTATTAACGTTAGGCAAAAAGCAACTCATATTAGGCACCGCAGGTCTTATTGCTTATGATATTGGCAAAACCCCTAAATCTTCCTCTAACTTTAGTTACGGTGCAGGAAATCCTAGAGCAGATTTAATCTTGCAAAAGAAATTAACTACAGCTAAAAAAGATGAATATAATATTATTACTGCATCAAATAAAGCACGATCAGAAATAGATAAACTTAAAGATAAGTTTGATGTAGAGCGTATAGGTTTATTAAAAGCCTTAAATGAAGCTACAGACGAAGAAACTAGATTGCGAATAAGAGCACAATTAGCAATTCTAGATAATAACGAGGCTTTGGCTAAAAAATATAATGCCGAATTAAATGCAACGTCTTCAGCAAATCAATTAGCATCCGCTGCTACAAACGCAGCTACTTCCTTATCCAATTTTGGTCCAGCATTATTTGATGCTTTAGGCAATATGACTGGTAGAGGAAGAAATCAAATAGCACCTTTTGAAACTTATTCTGGATTGCCAGCAGGGGTAACTAATCAACAGGGTCAAATTGTCAATAATCAACCAACTGCCCAAGTAACTGTAAATGCTGGCACAATAGTTACTGACCAACAATTAGAAGCTTTAATCCAACAGAATGTATTGCAGTTATTAAAATCAGGTCAAAAATTATTACCAGCAGGTTCTTTGTAATGGCCGTACCAACAATCAATGCTATTATCAATTTCTCTACTGGGCCAGCTTTTGCCCAAGCGATGATATTAGATACTGGTATATTAGATACAAACGTATTGGCAGATGCCGCAGCTATAATTGTTGATGTATCAGATCAAATAAACTATATCCAAACCGCAAGGGGTCGCAATGCTTTGGCGGATCAATTTCAAACAGGCCAACTCACTTTACGCATAGTAGATCAAAACGGAGATTTTAACCCAACCAACCCTGCTAGTCCTTATTACACTTATTTAACACCTATGAAAAAAGTACAAATTACTGCCACGTATAACAGCAATACCTATTCAATATTTTCAGGATTTATTACAAGTTATCAAAACACTCAACCTAAAGATGCAACCGAAGTAGCGTATACAACCATACAGGCTATCGATGCTTTTAGATTGGCTTACAATGCGCAAATATCAACTGTTACTGGTGCTGCAACTGGCGATTTGTCAGGTACTAGAATTAACCAAATATTAGATCAAATTGACTGGCCAGTATCAATGCGTGATATAGATGCAGGATTAACTACACTACAAGCGGATCCAGGCACTCCACGTACATCATTAGATGCTATGCAAACTGTGGCAGATAGCGAATATGGTGCTTTTTATGTAGATGCGACTGGTTCGTTTGTATTTCAAGATAGAGCTGTAACTGCTGGATCAATAGGTGGCACAGTTACTACATTTAATGATGATGGCACAGGCATTTCTTATGCCAATGCAATATGGAAGTTAGATGATACTTTGATTTTTAATTCAGCCCAAGTAAGCAGGTTGGGTGGCACTCCACAAACAGCCATAAACCAACCATCTATCGATAAGTATTTTATTCATAGCTATAATTTGCAAGATTTGTTAATGCAAACCGATGCTGTAGCTTTAGATTATGCCCAAGCCTATGTGGCTTCAAGGTGCGAAACACAGGTCAGATGTGATGGTATTGAGCTAGACCTATACAGCCCTAATTACAATTCAGGCATTCTTGCAGCCCTAGAACTAGATTTTTTTGATCCAATCAGGGTAGTTACCACCCAGCCAGGTGGATCTACCTTAGATAACACTTTGCAGATTTTTGGTGTAGCCACCACTATCACACCAAACAGTTTTAGGGTCTTTTTTACGACTTTGGAACCCGTAATTGATTCCCTGATTTTAGATAACAATATCTATGGCACTTTAGACTATAATGTGCTCAGTTACTAAGGAGAAATAATGGCCGCTGGATTAGGATTTAAGGACTTTACAACAGGCGAGGTATTAACCGCAGCCGATGTTGATGGATATTTAATGCAAGGTGTGTGGGTGTTTGCGAGTGCAGCAGCCAGGACTTCTGCAGTACCATCACCACAAGAAGGCAATATGTCTTTTTTGAAAGACACCAACTCAGTTGAGTATTACAGTGGTAGCGCTTGGGTAGCCGTCAGTGGTGGTAGTAGTGGTGGAACTACATTATTGCAATCGTTAGCATTAAGTGGAGCATCAGTAACTTCATCAACTTTTTCAAGTGCATATACACAAATTATGATTTATATTAAAGCAGCATATACAGATTCTGCCGCAGTTGATCTTTATATGAGAGTAAATGCTGACACTTCTAGCAATTATGGTTATCGCTATATTATGGGCGATGCTGGTGGAGTTTCAACTGCTGGCTCAACTGCATCAAGTTTTTATCAATTTGGAGTAGGCGGAAGTTCTACTACTGAAAGATTAAAAAGCAATGGAATAATCACAATCACAAGACCATCTGATACAGATGTAGTCAATCTAGCATCAGAATTCAAAGGTTATGATGCTACTACTTTTAGAAATTATCAAACAGTTGGTGTTTATGATAACAGTGCAGCAATTACCAGTGTTACTCTTTATTCAAATGGAGCAAATTGGTCTGGCGGAACCGCAGAGATATACGGAGTAAAATAATATGACTAAACCAATAGTAAGAATTTACACAGCTGTTAATGAGTTTATTGACAGAGAAATGAACGCTGCTGAATTTGCACAATATGAAAAAGACCAAGCCGAATTTAATGCACGTAAAGTTGAGGTCGAAGCAAAGGCAGCAGCTAAGGCTGCATTACTTGAACGCTTAGGCATAACTGAGGATGAAGCTAAACTCCTTCTTAGCTGATGCAACCTAAATTATGCGCAGCTGGAGTTCAGTTGAGAGATCAAATTGATACCTGGTTTCCAGATAGGCGTACTGCCAGTGATGGGTGGGTGGGCGATAGCCGCCACGCCGCCAGAAAATCGGATCATTGTCCAGACGCCAATGGGTGGGTCAGAGCAGTTGATATTGATTCTCGCTTGGGTGCATCCGAAGGGATTAGTGCTTATTTGGCTGACCAAATCCGAATCGCAGGCAAAACCGATAAACGCATATCTTACGTCATCCACAATCACCACATCGCTTCCAAGTTATTAGGTTGGAAATGGCGAAAATACAAAGGCATAAACCC